TTACCGTAACTTGTACGCCTGGTGATGTTAGTGCCATATCGCCTATTCTCCTGGTAATAGTTGCTCATAATATTTAGCATTCTATTCCAAAAACAGCGAGTTAGGCACATAACAAAAGGGGCAGAAAAGGGTAAATACCATATGCGACCACTCTGTAAGGCCTGCGCACAGCGCCCTAGAGCCATTAATTACTACAAAGATAATCGAACCTATTATAGAACACTGTGTGAGATTTGTTTGTCACACGGGGCAGGTGCCCATGTTCCTCGTTGGCAACGTTCAGGATACAAACCCAAGACTGTATGTGAAAAATGCGGTTATCGATCCCAACACGCAGAGGTGTTTCGTGTGTTCCACATAGATGAAAATCTCAACAACTGCAGGCCCAACAATCTCAAAACCGTGTGCTTGAACTGTGCTTCTATCCTAGGCAAAGAGGGCATCACTTGGAGGCAAGGAGATCTGGTGGCTGACTACTAGATTTGCACTTTGTTCATAGAGCTCATCAATAGAACCGTTGTTATTGATAGTGCTGTCAAACTCACTGCCTAACCATGCCCACTCTGATGCATGTATTTTTCGCATCTTCATAGCATTAAGGCCTACGTTGTTGCCCTGATTGGCGCTGATAGCATCTGCATACCATTCGGGCAACTCACCACGCTGCACCCAAACAATCTGTCCGCCTGCGTCTTTAATTGATTTAATCTCGTTGGGGAAACGGCAGTCTGAAATAACTATATGGTCTTTGCTGGTGCGTAGTTTGTTTTCCAATGAAGCGATCCATATATCATCATGGAACGATCTACGACAGACTTCTGTGCCCCAGTATTGTAGAACCCATCTAGGAGTTAGTGTGGGCATATCTAATCGCTCTGCCCACCAAGGATCTACCTGTTCCCGCCATTCTCGAGCCTGTGCTGTACGTCCTTCCAACATGGTTCGATCCCAACCAAACACACTGGCCACAGCGTCTTTGAGTGTTGACGCAAAACTTTCTCTGCGAAATTCGTGAAAATTAACTAGATAGTCGGCCACAGTGTCTTTACCCGAGCCTATAAAACCGCATACACCTATGATCATAAATTGTCCCCTTTAGAACAATTATAATATAGATTAGTTATAAGGTCAACCAGTTATCCAGGTATAGCCGCTGCCGCCGGGAACCAATTTCATTAAATCATCTATGAGTTTTTCCATCTCAGCTTGAGCTTCTGTGATCAATGCTGTGCCGTTGAGCTGTGTGCCGCCTTGTGGACCTGCTATTTGTCCAAACTTGCTTCGTGCCTGTCCCAGCATCATCTTACAGTTAGCCAAACTATAGTCTTTGATCCATTGCCCTGAGTATACATCATCTATGATAGAAAAGTCAGGCTTGGTATTGTAGACCTGTAGCATTATGCTTTCCTCACCACGAGGACGTTGATGAATTATCAACTTGCGACTCTGAGGATGATAGGTAAAATTAATAAAAGAACCAAACATTTTTCCAACCAATTCCTGATATTGACTAAACAGTTCATAGGTTAGTAGTCCTCCCATGTTGGTACTGCTTAACAGATAGGTGTTGGCATAGGCCAAATTAAATGGTTCAAATACTGTGCCGCCGGTGCCGTTACCGGTTCTAGAACCAACGCTGCGTCTAAAAATTTGACGTACCTGTTGAATTTCTTTGGGGAGAATGTATTCGTTGTTGCTCTCTGTCAACGTTATAAACACATAGCTTTCCTCTACAGCGTTATCGCTGCGCTGACGGAACGTTGCTAGAGCACGATTAAGTGCTGTGTCGTAGTGTATGGGATCTAATTCTACATCTACCATGCCATCGCCTAGCATGGCTTTGCAGTAGTTGTAAACAGAGTTTTTGGCTTGATCTGATGTGCTCATACGAGTATTTATCGTAGCGGTAAATATATGACTATGCCAAGACTCAGTTTATACAGTACCGAAAAGGGCAACGAGTTCCGCTTTATCGATAGATCCGCTTGGGAAATGTTCCAGGTTGGCGGAACAGATGTACTGGTTCACAGATACATCGGACCGGGAGCTGCAACTCAAGGCGATACTCCTAGTACTCCTAACTACACTACTGATAATGTGGCAAACATACAGGATCTGTTGTTTTTGGAAAACAGAGATCGCAAGTACGATCCCGATGTTTATGTCATGCGCGGTGTCTATAATATATCTGATATTGATTTTAACCTCAGCCAGTTTGGACTATTTCTACAAAATGACACAATCTTTATCACCTTCCATATCACTGACACTGTGGAAAAACTAGGTCGTAAAATCATAGCAGGTGATGTGATAGAACTGCCACACCTTAAAGATGAATATGCTTTAAATGATCTCACATTTGCCTTGAAACGTTTCTTTGTGATAGAAGAAGTCAGCAGGGCAGCCGAAGGATTTTCAGTCACGTGGTACCCACACTTATATCGTGCCAAGTGCAAGCCATTGGTAGATAGTCAAGAATTTAAACAGATTCTAGATGACATTGCCGACAGCGAATCTTATCGAGGCACCTATAATGCAGACATTACTTATTATCCAGGCGAAGTAGTATTAGCCACCAACGGTAAAAAATATCAAGTCATACGTGAAGTCACAGGCATTGCTCCTCCTAACAACACATATTTTGCGTTAGCTGACACATTACGAGATGTTGTCAGCACCTATGAAAAAGAAATGCAGATCACTGCTGCGGTGTTAGATCAAGCAGAAGCAGATGTACCGCGCAGCGGCTACGACACCAGCAAGTATTATACACTACAGAGAGCAGAGGACGGCACCACAGAACTAGCTACAGTGGATGCAGGATCTGTGACAGTGGATGCACAGACACAGGCCACTGACGAAGCAGGTAATCTTTTATACGACACAGATGGCAATGCCGTGTATGTTGGGCAGACTGCCAGTAGTGTAATATTGCCGGCAGATGGAGATGGCTATGAAGGTTATCTAACCAAAGACGGTGTACCTCCTAACGGAGCTCCGTTTACCGCAGGCATTTCATTCCCAAGCAACCCGGTTAATGGACAGTTTGCGCTGCGTACAGATTATCTACCCAATAGACTGTTTAGATTTGATGGATTAAGGTGGCGTAAATTTGAGGATAATGTGAGGATGACCACGAGCAACCTTGGTGCTAGTGACGTTGCTGTCGGTGAACCGTTTGCAGGCAAAGATGTACGCCTTACACAAAAATCTACATTCATTAATAACTCTACTGTGAGTACCATTGACGGTCACACAGTCAAAGAAAAACAGAGTCTCAGCAAGGCTCTTAGACCCGAGGCAGACCTATAATGGATTTTCACTATGACGGACAGATAAGACGATATGTCACACAGTTCATGCGTGTGTTTATTGGATTTAAGTATCAAGCAGGTGACGGTGACCAACGACAGATTCCTGTTATGTACGGAGACCTAACTAGGCAAGTAGCCAGCATCATCAAAGACAATTCAGAAAATAAAATGCCCACTGTGCCTAGGATAGCCTGTTATATCACAGGTCTTGAAATGGATACCAGTAGACTCAGCGACCCTACATTTGTTTCAAAGATAAATATCCGAGAGCGCAGATTCACAGATGCCAACGGTACTAGAGAGTACACCGGTACGCAAGGCGGCAGCTATACCGTAGAACGATTGATGCCTACACCATTTAAATTGACCATGAAGGCAGATCTGTGGACTTCTAACACAGATCAAAAACTACAGTTACTTGAACAAATACTGGTGTTGTTTAATCCCAGTCTGGAACTCCAAACCACAGACAACTACGTAGACTGGACCAGCCTTAGCGCCATGTATCTAACCGGCACTAATTTTTCAAGCAGGACTATACCACAAGGTGCAGATTCGGACATAGATATCTGTAGCATGGACTTCGAAATGCCTGTGTTTATATCGCCGCCGGCCAAAGTTAAAAAATTAGGTATAGTGCAAAGCATTGTGGCCAACGTGTTGACCGAGCAAGGAGATGTGATTAATCTCGAAGATTTAATTTATAACAACAGTGCTCCTAATGTTAGCTTAACCGGCCAACCATTCGGCAGATATAGAGTTTTACTGTTTAAATCAAATACCGGCAACCCCAACGACAATCAATACGACCTAACATTGGTCAATCCCATAGAGGCAGTGACATCACTAGGACTCAGCGAAAAAGAAGTAAAAAACGGTGAGCCAATCGATTGGAATATAATATTGAATGCACAAGGCGGTTATGTTCCAGGCAGTGAAGTTGTGTTTAAAAAGGCCAACGGATTTGAAATAGTAGGAACATTTGTAATTAACCCAATAGAACCTAGTATACTAATAGTGTCCTTGGATACGGATACATATCCGGGCAATGATGACATAGCCAGCACTGTGCCCGGAGTAACTGCTGGTGGCACGATAGATGCTATTATCGATCCTTACAAGTATAATCCGTTAGAGGTCTACGGGTCACATGCAGCCATCCCCATAGGACTGCGATTCTTGATGTTAGATGATGTCAACAACAGCGTAAATCGTGGCGGTTATATCAATCTACCTTCTAATCCGGCAGACAGTACCAGTGTGCCTTATCGTGGACCGCAGGCTTGGAGAGAGCCCAGCAACAATGATTCATCATGGGAAAATCAAGATGGCACAGATCCAGTCATCAAAGCCAACTCTGTCGTAGAATGGACTGGAGGTAAGTGGACAACAATATGGGATCCAGATCAAAATACTGCAGAGGCAGCAGATGCTCTAGGTGAAGATTTTGCTCCGTTTTATATTCAAAATATACGCACAGGTATCAAATATAAGTGGGATGGCACACAATGGATCAAGGCCTTTGAAGGCGAGTACTTGCCAGGAGAATGGAACTTCAAGCTCGCCGGCGGATAAGTACTGGCATGCAACAGCGTGCCGGACTACTATTTTTAGCTAAAACCACAGGTCGTATACTGCTGATCCTAGATACAGAACGTTGGACTGTGCCTACATTTCAGCGCAATAACAGTCTCTTAGAAGATGCGGACGAATTATTAAATCAATATGAACATGGTCGTATAGTTCCTATTGAACTGTATCTCAGTGAAGATCGTGGTTTTGAATACGGCACATACGTCTGTGTGGTCGATCAAGAGTTTTTAACACAGAGTGCTTCCACTGTTGCTTGGGCTAATCTAGATCATCTTCCAAAACAACTGCATTCCGGACTACGCACCACATTAAATAACACTGTTATTAGAACTAAAATTGAAACCATTATGGGGTTAGAAAGGCTACCGAAGTAGCCTTTCATCAAGCGTAGTGGATTAGAAATTGTGAGTTAGATTCAAACGAATTGAGTTTGTTTCGGAATCACCATAACTACGTGCAAAACGCAAACCTACACTGTCGTTTTTGGTAACTTTGTAGATACCTTCGATGCCAACACGGTTGGTTTGAAAGCTGTTACTGGTTTCAAACGCATTGCGATAACGATAGCTAACGTCTACTTCAAATGCTTTTGCAACTGGTAATACGACTCCAGTATCCACGGCATAGTAAGCAAAGTGACTGGTTGAACTAACTTTCTCACCAATACGCAGTCCTAGGTAAGGGTTAACATTCATCACCGAATACTTGTGTTTGACACGAGCTTCGTATTGATTGCTGATATTACCAGAGTCTAAACTAGCTTTGCTAGATGACACTTTACCAGAGTAAGCTGTTGCGCCGTCTTTATACCCTACAATAACTGCTGTACCCACACTGTCACTAGTGCCGTTACGACCATTTTGGTCTTCATACTCGACTCCTGCATACCCGCCTGCGAAGGCTGTGCCGGCAAATGCTACTGCCAAAATTGCTAATACTTTTTTCATAATTTTCCTTTTGTATGATGAAGGGTCGACTCTCTGCCGACCCTTTTATTTTTACCTTACAGTAAAAATGTTATTATAGCAGAAGTTGCTAACAATAACAATCCCCATGCGCCCAAAGCCTTGTAATAGGTGCCGAACGGTGTTCCAAAATAACGGTTACCGATTACAACACATTTGTGAGTGGGACTTAACAAGTAACCAGCAAAGTCAATAGCAAAGAACCATAAGAAATACTCAACTCCAAAGACCTGAGACATTAATACAGCAATCGCAATAAACTTACCTGAACTACCCATTAAAAAGCTAGCTATGAGACCTATGACGCTGATGATTAACATGCCAACGAAAGTATGCGGATCGAGCACACTGGTCTTTAACATTGTTTGCCATGCGGCATCATAAGTTTTCATGTAGTTACCTAACATGATAACTGCACCAACCCATGCTAACACATCCCAGCGAACATAGCCAAGAAGTTTTTTAGGACTCCATTGCTGACTGATGACGATGTAATACAGGGTTAAGAAACCAAAACAACCAACCATCCATGCATCGTTGTAAATGTAAAGGCCAATGGCCGCAAACATTGGAACAACGTTTCGTAAGACTGATGATAGTTTAAAGTTTCCCGGTGTGATTATTATTTCGTCGTCATTAACCTGGCTCCAAATGTACCAAGTTATAAACGCAATAGTAACAATCAACAAGGGCGCAATTAGGCCGAGCCAAGCACCATAAGTTAAACCAAATGCCGCAATTGGCAGGATTACTGTTTTCTCAAGCGGCGACCACAAATAATAGTGATGCGTACTCAAGTAATCAACAATGCCCAACTTCTCACGGCCTGGTCCATCTTTTGGTGCTACTGTATCCAGCAAACCTGCTGACACAGTGACTCGACCTTCAATTGGAAGAATACCTCCAATTGCGCTTAGGAGAACTACTACAAACTTGTTACTTCTGAATGTGTTTCTTACATAGGCAAATGCCGGGGCGAAGAGTTGATACTCTTTTGCTAGTCCGGCAGTGATCATAATGAAGAATATCATCCATAAGTATGATATGTTCTTTAACAGAACGTTTGTGATGAAGTCCATCTTTTCTCCTTTAAAAAAGCACTATAATTATAGTGCCATATATTTATCAGTACAAGTACTATGGAGAAATCAGTGTGGAATTGAAATTATGATTTCCGTGTTGAAGGAATGTATTCTTTTATTATAGGGAGCCAAGAATCACCAGTGCGTTGTGTCATGTTTTCAGCTAGTTGTTCAGCTCGCTGCTGGCAAAAAAGCTGTTGATCTGAAGTATATTTCAATCCGTCCATGTCCTGTATTTTAACAGTTTGACCAGTCGTGCTATTTTTAGCCATTGGCATAAGGTATTTTCTAGTAGTCATAATAGTCTCCCAACATATTTATAAGAAATTTTCTAAATTTCTTGACATTAAAATATTTAATTTAACTAGAAAGTTATAAAAAATTATTAAATTTTAAACACTTAAAATAGTCATAGACGTACTATGGCCAATTTGTCCAGTAAACCATACATCAAACGATAATGAATATCTTGTCTCATTTGATAAATTGATTCCTACTTCGTGCATCATGTTTGAAGGAAATAAAATTAAATTTCCTTCGGCAGGCGGTATGCTAATTAATGTACTATTAGCTGGCGATGATTCTCCGTAGCTGAAATGCAATGATCCAAATAATGATGCTCTATTATCGTACAATATCAAATTACCGCAGTTAGCAGGTGCTTTAAAATAAAAAACTCCGGACAACACACTGTTTGGATGACTATGTCGCCGGCTAAAATCACCTTTGTTTGATTCTACAAACCAAGATCTAGAAACATAAAAGTTTATACGATCGTTTATCTTTAATAAGTCAAACAAATATTGATTGATATTATCAAAGATAAACTTCTTAATATCTGTAAGTGCAGGATTTTCTAAGACATTGTTAGATTTGGTGTATGCTATATGGGTAGGAGTTTCCGCTGACGATGCATTATCGTCATAGTAATCTCCGTTTTTACAAGTAAGCATCTCTTCGCTGGCAAGTGGTCTTCTTATATTATTTGTAAGGATCGGAGTAGAAAAAATAGGATGGATATTTCCAGGCAACATATTCATAAGAAATTCTCTAAATTTCTTGGCCAAATTAATTGACACTGAATTTCCATATTAAGTGCTATTCGATATTCGTCGGTATCTGGCGGGATGGGTTCGTGTTTTAACCAGCCTGGATAAATTATTAAATCGCCTTCTTTGGGTTTGTACCAAAATCTCAGTTCTTTATTTGAATTGTATATGCCTAAACAATTTGCAATTGGAGATGTTGATACGGGTATTTTATGATAATAGACTGCGTTGATTTCACATGTGTGACTGTGATCGTGTACCCCTCGAAAAAATTCATTAGATCGACTCACGTAAGCCCAAATTTTTCTACGATTATTTTTTTTTATTTCTAAAGGTCCAAGCCATTTAGTTGCATGTTCTAAAAATAGCGTGTACAGATGATCTAAATCGTTGGTTATAGTATCTTCTAAAGGCAAACTAGCATCACCGGGATGAATATGATACGGGTAAGAAGCATGCCGTTGCAAAATATATTCTGTGATATGATTTTGATTTCGACCCCAGTCTATTGATGTTAGATATATAGGCAGTTGCATTAAATAATATCAAAGTTGACAATACATCTTCTGTCTTTAGTGGGATTAGTGCTGGCATGATAAAACTTGCCGTCAAACAGCACGACCCGGCCTTTTTTTGGAGTGACCCTGTGAGTGATCTGGGCTGGAGGAATAAGGCTGTTGACCTCATCTTGACTGAATTGCGGATATGTTGCATTAGTAGTTATAACAGTGTCGCCATCTGCATCATTGACATAATACAGACAGACTAAATGCGGAATGTCAGCATCTACGTGCAGTAGATTATATTTTTTTTGAAAAATATCTTGTACGTTAGGAAATGTTAAAAATACTCTTCCCCAATATAGCTCATTAAATTTAAAATTTATTTTATCACAGGCCTGATACGCCAAGGGTAGAAGCAGATTAGTTATGGCACTGATCGACCCCGTTTGTTTCTTATAAAACATATGGCCGAACCCGTGCGAATCGTGTTCCATTTTTTGGTCTAGGGGTATTTTTTTAGTAATGCTGGCTGCAAAATACCAAGGAAAATCTGGATTGTATAATGTGTCCTGAGCTATCTTATCTTGATAGGTTTCAGAAATAAAGTCATCGATAATAATTATGTCATTGATCATTTTTACTCTGTAATCTCCATGTCTGCTGCAATAATGAATCTGTATTTACTACTTTGGATGATGCCGGGTCTATGCCAAAGATCTCCAGGAAATACAACCCAGCTAAATTGTTGAGGTTTAACAAAATATTTATTTTGTCCCTCAACTCCGTCGGGAGCAAATTCTGTTCCTGCATATTCTAATTGTTTAACATCATCGGGTATATGCAAATAAAAAATTCCGCTCATTTTTTTCTTATATGGATTATTGTTATGATGATGCCAATACAAGTCTCGATTTTCTTCAGTATCTAGATTAGTCATATAACTCCAAGCCATCATCTCTGATACTTTTACTTCGCGACCTAGATACATGAACACACTAAAAAGAAAGCTTAATCGATATTTTAACCATATTGATTCATCTAACTTGAATAGGTTTACATTTGTTTGATATCTAGGACTGTTGGTAAAATAGTTACCCTTTCTAACTAATTCTTCTATTATTTTCATTACGGTTTGATTATCTTCGGCACTAATCATACTGGTATAATTAAATGTTTTTACAATATCATTGGATTCAATGGCGTACATATTATTTTACTTTGAAATTTACATTCATTACTATTCTTTGTTTTTTATCTGTTTGGGTAGTACTGGCATGATATTGCAATCCATCAAATATCACTACTTTATTTTCTTCAGAATGTATCAGCTGTTGGGTTTTTAAAAAAGTATCATTTGGAAATTTTTGATCATACAATACTGTTGGGCCATTGCAGGTAGTGAAATAAAACAAAGCTGTGAGATGAGGAAAGGGATAGTCTACATGAGGATTATGAGTAAAATTCGTCGGAGTTTTAGTCATCATTCCTAGTCGTATCCTTTTTACTTCCAACGATCCAAGATCAAAACTTCTGCAAATATTCTCAGCTAGTAGCATTGATTTTTCTGTAAGAGGACTATCCCCCCGACCGTCTACTGCTACTACATGGCTAAAGGAAAAATCCCATAATTGATGATTGTCTTCGGCCATTCCATACGCAGTGTTTTTACTGTAGAACCAAGGGAATGCCATGTCGCCGTTAAGAAAACCAAACGAATTTTGAAACTCTGTTGTGTTTAAAAAATTTCTTTTCTCTAAAAGCATAAACTCTATTTACCCACATTTATTTAGGGTTATAATTTTTTTACATAATTATACTATATGAGGATTTTAAAATGCTTCCGTCTATCGAAAAAAGTTTGAGTTTCCAAAATGAACTTAAAAAGTTCACAGAAGTGCAAAAAAATATTAGCGACCAAGGTCTAAAAAATGAAATTGACACAATGATCAATAAACTAATTTTTGAAGTAAAGAAAATTGATACGCTTCATATAGACCCTAGTACCTTTAAAGAACCTACTGGGTTAGAACGGTCCAAAGAAAATATTTCACTTTTAAGAAAAAAATTAAATAACCTCTGCAAAGATCACGGTGAATCAAACAGATAACATTTATGTGAATACCGTAGAAATGACTAATATACTGCATGCGACGCAGGTATTAGATGTGTCTCTTTGCCGAGAAATATCAAGACAAGTATTAGCGTACAAGTCTCAAAACCTTACTTCAGAAAATACCTCTCCGAACTGTTGGAGAGGTAATCCGCATTTATCCGAGACAGGGCTCACTGATGAGATCAACGAAATTTTACAGGATGTGATTTCTCGTTATCACACTGTTTATGACCAAACTCTAATACGCCCACAGTCGTTCGGCCAGCCTACTGATGAAATAAGTAGATATGACATAGATCATCCTAAAATCAGTGCATGGTTCAATGTCAATGGGATCAATGGTGGCAATCCTGTACACACACATTCGGGAAATTATCTAAGTGGGACGTTGTATTTTCAAGCCATGGATACAGGATATATCGAATTCATGTCTCAGAGTTATCTTTATAAAAGTATGAATTACTGTTGGCCATATTTTGGATCAGCAAGATATAATCCCAACGACGGGGATCTTTTGATGTTTCCTTCATATCTCGCACATTTTGTAGAGCCCAACCCTTCGGTGAGACCTAGAATCAATATGGCGTTTGATATACAGTATGATTTAAAACATAATTAATGTTACAGACCGATAGGATTACAATCTACAAAAACAACAAATTAATTATATTGTTGATATGTCTTTGATTACAATGTTACCTTGCATTAGTGCGTGAGCCGAGCATTGATATCGATATGTTCCTGATATGTTAGCAGGTATTTTCCAATACAGCGTACCATATATCTTTCCTTGTGCGGCTGAACCAGTAGTTACAGTTCCATCATAAAATACATGCACTAGACCGGTGTTGTAATTTGTGCCGCCGCTGTTTTGAATTAAAAATGGGTGGCCATTGACGTTGAGATTAAAGGCTATGGTTGTTCCGGATATTGCGTATATAGTAGGATTAGCTCCAGTATACTGTCCGTCAGTGTCGAAATAATAAATCTGTCCAACGTTTGTTACGTGCAGTCTAGTAATGGCTTGAAAAGCCACCTTGTCGATGGTCATTCCATCGCCTAGATATATCCAAGTACCTATGCTAGATAAATCAGCCCAGTTCATACTGTTAGATACTCCTAACTCTACAATATCATTGGCAGCATCATGAGTCATCGAGATGAATCTTCCAGCATTGACTCTTAATGTATCTGTTGTAGTGTCGGCAATATAATCTGTACCGTTGAAATTCACAGTTGAAAATACATTTTGTGCAACGTTTGGACTACTGTTAGTGATCGTAATAGTATCGGTAGAATCATTAGTGGTGATAGCCACGCCGGTGCCTGCAACCAAAGTAAGTGTGTCTGCTGCAGAATCCGCCACAACACTGGTTTGGCCTGCCACGGCAATAGTCTGGAAGGCTAATGTTGTATCGCTGCCAGTGATGGTTATATTACCCTCGGCGTCAGACGCAGTTGTTATTCCACCACTTCCTATAAATTTAATACTTTCGTCTTCACTCACAGTCCTGATTGTAGAGTCATCAGCAGCCACAAAGAACTGTGTGCGTTTTCTAGTACTTTCGTATATAGGTGATTCACCATTCACTGATATGTTACCGGTGACTGACAGTCTACTACCATTCCAAGATAAACCTGTAGTTCCTGCTATAACATTGCCAGTCTGAGAGTAATAGGACAATTCATATTGACTAGCTGTACTTACGCCACTGCTACCTGCTGTACCTGCTACAGAGCCTCCGCTGACATATGCTGTAAATCCCGCAGTACCGTTTACTGTGGTGGTTAATCCGGTGTCGCTGTACAATCTAAACTGTGTCGAAGATACAACGTCCGCAAAATAGCTATTACCATTTAATTCTGTAGTGCCCACTACATCAGTGATAGTAATCTGTTGACCATTGGCAAGATTATGAGCTGCTGTTGTTGCGATTACTATAGGATTGTTTAAAGTAATAGACTGTACTGATGACGACCCGCCTACGTTTGCTCCAATTGTGATAGTATCTGTTCCAGCAGATGTAGATATAGTTATATTAGGTCCAGCTACCAACGTCACTGTATCTGCTTCGCCGTCTGCAACAACACTGCTCTGTCCAGCTACCGCCATGGTTGTAAACGCTGCGGTCACGTTGCTGGTTGTTGTTAAGGTCAATGTGTTAGCTGATGTAGTAACGTTGATTCCGTTACCTACGATTGTAAGAACGTCTTGTGCAACATCTGCTTCTATATCAGTTTGACCAGCTACACGAACAGTAGAAAAAGTATTAAGCGTAGAAGCTATGGTTACTGTGTCAGTTCCGGCATTGGTAGTGATTGCAATTCCTGTGCTGGCAGCTAATGTCAAGGTGTCTGTGGCTGAATCGGCTGCCACATTAGATTGCCCTGCTACTGCTATCGTGGCAAATCCATTGGGTACACTGACCCAAGAGAGTATTCCAGAACCGTTGGTTTGTAAGTATTGATTAGCTGCGCCGTCGGTGCCTGGAAATGTAAAGGCAGGAAATGAAGTAGTTTTAGTTTCACCATCCAACACCCAATTATTACCAGCACCTAGATCCGCTACAAAATAACCAAAATTACTAGCGGCTTTTCTTTCTACGTAGGAGAAAAATTCGTTGTTGTAATTTAATTGCACATAGTCAACTGTGGTCGGAGCATATAAATCTACTCCGTTAAATGCAAATGCCGATTCCTGTCCTTGTACGTTGCCGATCCTTCCACCGGTAGGTATTGTAATAGTGCCGTCATCTTCTAGCACCACTTCTAGGTTTCCGTTGACCAATCTATCACTTGATCCCGAACCCGATCCAGGATCGGATGTTGCAATAGAATTACCCATTGCAAGATGTTGATAGCACCAGTAATATAAAGTACTAGGAGTTGAGCTAGTTACTTGTATTTCTACTGTTCTGGAAGTTGCGGTAACAAAGGCCACACTGTTATACACAGCATATGTAACAGGGCTTCCATCTAATTTATAAACTACATTAGTGGTGTAAGCAGTACCACCACCTGGTACTCCGCTGAGATTGTCTGCTGAAAAATTTAAAGGGTGTCTATTTTGGGTAGTTCCGTTAGCGTTGGGGTAGTAAACATTGGTCAAATCTGTTTGATTGAAAATATAAGTATAACCCACAACCAAGGATAACGCTGGTTTATAAACACCATCGATTCTATATTTGTTTCCGGTATCGGGGGCTACCGGACCGGCTATTGTGACTGTATAGCTAACTGTGGCTACATTTGCTTCTGTAACTTTAGATTTGATTGCGGTAGTTGAAACATTGGCTAGATCGGATCTGGCGATCTCTATGCCGCCTTGCGTAGCACCGTCAAATACCTTTAAGGTATAGTGTGTGGGATCCACGTAAATTTCACCGGATAGACCTGTTTTTCTATCTAATATTTCAGGATCTTCTGTAAGAATCCTAACGCTTTTAAAGATAGGTCTGTTATTATAGCTCATAATGTTCCTCTAGTCTTGTATTTATCACTGTTTTTTAAAATAAATATATCAGGAGGCACACTAATTATGAATTGGATACAGGAAAGATTCGGCAGCCAGGCCGAAACTTTAGTTAAAAATATCAAGAACAAACTAGTAGTTTCCGAAGAAGAACACAAACAAAGATTGGACGTTTGTAGAAGCTGCGAAAATTACAGCGATCTACACATGTGCAAAGAATGCCATTGCTATATGCCATTAAAAACCAAATTTGCTATTTTTACTTGCCCAATAAAGAAATGGTAATCACAGTATCAAGGGCATTAATTGATAATCTAAGGGATGATCTTCGCCTATAAAATTATAGGCCACATCAATTATTTCATTGAGATGATTTGTTATTACATCACTATTCCAAATCTGATAATTAAATTCTTTATTATTTTCAAGAAGCGTGATCATAATCAATTAGCTTGCTGATAATTTTCTTGTTTACAAAATCTAATCTTATATTATCATCTGTTTGATACACATCTTTTTCGTTTAAAAATATTTTTTCTGTTGAAAACGAATGTCTATTAGTCATGATGCTTCCTGTGATAGAAAATTCCCAACCTTCATTATCGTTGTTTATATGAATATTCATAAGCTCGTTGTTTCCATTTAGCTCACCGATAGGAAATAGTTTTTCTACAGTTTTAGGCCGGGAATAAGCTATAAAAACTTCCGACACGATACACAGCATAAAACTATCAGGAAATTTTGTTAATAAATCTTTTACAGAGTCTACGTGGACGTTCGCTAAAGATTTATAAATGTATGGTGGATTGTCTTTCTGAAAAATTATAAAAGAATGGCCTGCAATTTTCCATGGGCTAGATAATTTTCTTTTTTGTTCTAAAATCCAGCTTTCCAAATGATCTTGATCGAAAGATCCAATTATTCTAAAGGTATCCATAATATTATCTATCTTTTCCTGTATACCATTTTTCCATATAGTCAGCATGATTAGGGAATACTTCCAAACATTGATCTATTCTAAATTTGTGCGAATCCCACATCATCTTTCCGTATTTTTTAACCGACTCTTCACAGGTGTACTCATCGACAAATTGGTCGTATGCACCGAATGAATACAACAACGAAAACCACTGCCCTGGGTGAAACATGCTATAAATTCCCGGGTTTACAATTTTATCAGGAGGTTGTGGTATAAAATGATTTAACGCTGTTCTAGTAGATGCAGGAGGTTGTATCATTTTTGCTGCTTTCCAAAAATCAGTATCATCCTTAGTGGACATTAAATAATGTACTAGTACAAAATCTACTATCTCTTTCACCATAAGATTATATTTGTCGCTGAGCATCAACGCCGATTCGGCGTTGTAAGCACCACCATTTTGCAAAATTACTTCAGTTAATGCTTGTATGCCTTTGGTAGTAAATGTAATACCTGTAGCTTCTAACGGTTCTACAAACGCTGCCGCTAGCCCAGTAGCATAAACATTTTTTACTGCGATGTTTCTGTGTGTTCCTGTTTTCATCTTTATATGATTGGCTGGAGCAGACCATTCATCTAAAACAGATCTTAGATACAATTCAGCGTTTTCTGGGCTGATAAATTTATCGCAATATACATAACCGTTTCCTATTCTATTAAATGTAGGAATAGTCCAGCGCCAGCCGCAGGGTTCTGCAATGGCTTTAGTGTAGGGATGCATCTCTGTTGTTTTATTTTTATATTCCGTTGGGATGGCAACTGCTCTATTACACAATAATATGTCTTCAAAAGATATAAACGGTTCTTTTAAAGTCTGTTCTAGCAACAAAGATTTAAAACCAGTACAGTCTATGTATAAATCTGCATGTAACAATCCGTTTTCTTTAGACATTAAACCAGTTATTCCAGTATCGTCAGAAAACACTTCTGTTATTTCATCATCATAGTGTTTTATTTTTCTTTTACATTTCTTTTTAAGTGCTTCAATAAGTGCATCTGCTCTAAAATGCACAGCATCCCAAGTGAAATCATACATACCTAGATTAAAATCTAATTTATGATCATCCAGTTTAGTAGATTTATTAGCCTTGGCAAATCTGTATGCGGGTAGCCAATCATTGTATTCTTTTTTAGTGATCTTTTGAGATAATACGTATTTTGCTAAAAATGTATCTCTACCTAAAACTGCGGTGGCTACTGAATCGTTGTCAACAAACGCAGGTTCGTCAGCCCAGCCGGTTAACTCAACACCTAATTTAAGTGTAGCTTCAGCGAGAGACATCCAATCTTCTGGTTGTAAACCGCATTCTAATAAAAATGCTGTGGTGTATGGCTGGGTACCTTCGCCTACTCCTATGGTTCCTATCGTTGTCGATTCGACCATTGATATCTTAACTGCCGGAGGTAAATTATTACTAAGGTGAGCGGCAGTCATCCATCCTGCTGAACCTCCTCCTACGATGATAATGTTATTAATAATTCTGTTCATTTTTTCTCCAATACATATATTCCTAAGCCGTTCCAATAATCGTTTGGATCTTCACCGGTGGTGAAAATCTCTTTCTCAAAAATTATTTTTAAGTTTAGACCGCTTATACATTGTTTTGTTCCATGAGCGACTTGAAGCCAATTCCAATCATCTACTATAAAAATAAAAATATCATCACAAACTTCTATTACTTTTGTTAAGAACATTTCGTGACTTTCTAAAGAATGATCACCGTCATAAAAGACTATCGATGCCTTGAATGGTAAGTCGGGTTGTTTTACTTCATCTATACTTTTATCTATGATTTTAAAATTTTTATTTCCTGTTTTTGAAATATTTTGATATAGTAAAGATTTAGTAGGTCCCGGTACAGATACCCATTCTTCCATGTCTCTCATTGGCTTAATGCCGTCGTTTTCGAAATTATCTATACCTACACAAAATGCATGCTCATTCTTATATAGTGCCGAAGAAAAAATTGCACCTTGATAAACTCCTACTTCTAAATATCGAGAATCTTGCATTTCTAATAGATTATTCAACAAGTGCTTAACTTTGTTTGATGTTAATCCGTTTATTTTGAGTATTTCTTCACTTAATTTAGATTCTAAGTTTTCAGACTTTCTAAGAGATTCGTTTATTTTTTCTATAAATCTATTTTTAGATTTGCTTATCACTACTTGATTACAATAATTACAATCCCAGCAATCAAATTTACATGTTTTTATTTTTTTCCGCCATGCGTTAATAGGGGATCCTTCTATAGCCATATCGTCAACGTATGATTCAAATCCATCAAATAATATTTCTTTATCGTTGGCAAAATTTTCTATGATTTTCATAGTTTCAAACATTCTAGGTGTATGTTCTCTACCATGCATTTTAAAAACATCTATACCTAACTCATTGACAAATTCTAACCAATCTGTTTTCCAAGGCGGAAAATCTGCTTTCTTTAATGATTGCCCCGGATCGTCTCTATCCCAAGATGGGCACGTGACTTTTGACAATGGTGTCATGAAATAAGTAGGATGCTTGCCTTCTACTCTAGTATTGTTATATTGAAAGTGTTCATCTTGTACAGAACAATTACCCCAACATCCTTCGTTGGCCAATAAAGATACTTTTATTTCTCTTCCATACTTTTCTATACAGTATTCTTTGGCTTTCTTGATTTCTAATAAACTTTCTCGATCTCTCATTAGATCTCTGTCAAGATTTATATAACTAAATCCTGCTTCTACTAATTTAACTAATTCGTTAGCTCTCTGTACATTTCTTAATATAGTATTTTTTACAAATAATTCCGGATATTCTTTCTGTATTCTTCCGGACAACATCCAGATAGTATGTGGCAGTGTAACTGTTCGTATTCCTTGATCATATAAAGGTCTGAAATATTTTATCCACGTCTCTAAGAATTCTTGTGTGGGTGGAACCTCTATATTATTAAATGTTGCTGAGAGCGGTATTCCTAAATTTGTTTGTAAAATTAAAGCATTATTAATTAACTCAACAGCCTGTTTACTGTCAAACACGTCTCCCATTGCGTCAGTTACAAATGGGGGAATTCTGCAGGTAAAATATATATCATAGATATAATCTTTATGTGTGCTACAAAAATCGTAAAATTGTTTAAATTCTTGTTCAGATAATTTAGGATTCAGTGGGATACTAAATATTTTCATCATTTTCCTTTAGATTTTTTTCCCAATCAGACCAAACAGGCCATTTATTTAACGGACATCTTTGCCTGTGTCGATCTGCAGACATCATGTAACTAGAACAAGCACATTCTCCACAGTGTGTCCTAAAGAATATACGATCAGCAGATTTGTCTTCCTGATCATCTAAGAAAAAGTGTTCGCAGTTATAACAAATTTCAACTCGGTGAAGTCTAAATTCCCAATCACCTGATATGTAACCTGGCGGTGGTGGGGTTGTAGGTAATTTTTTCATTAATTTGTGTCCTATTTGTCGCTAACTGTTGTGTGGACAATGTACTGCTTCCTCCATAGTTTCCAACTATACCGGAAATATCCGGCAGTTGATAGGGTTGCCTATCGTTAGGAGATGCTGTCAACACATGCCTTACTGCTTCTCCTAGTTCAGAAATGCCTTGTTCCATACGTTGGGTCTGCAACAACGCATACGAAATTACTTTTTGTTGTGCTTCTAGTGGCATGCCTATGATAGAATCAAGATTTCCAGACTGAATTTTTCCTGAAAGTAACACATCATACATCGCTTGTTTACCAAATCTTTTGATCCAATATTCTTCTTCTTTTTCTTCCCAGTTGTCCTTGTAACTTTTAATCGTTTCTAATGTGTTTTCTGGGGCTATCTCTTTTGCTATTTCTAAAAAATTATTGATTTCGTAATTACTTTGCTCTTGCAATAATTTAGTCTGCGCTACATCAAAACTTATCTTTTTAATTTCTAATTCCATTAACTCTTTTTCTAACTCATCTTCTTCTAGTTCAAGTGCTCTTTGTATTTTTTTTACTTCTATTTCGGCTTTTTTAATTTTATAAGTACTGTCGGCTAGTCCTAGAACCCTGGCTTTGATTTCTAGACCAACTTGTTGGAGTTTCCTATGATCTGTAACTTCTGTGTTTATAACAAAAGATCTAGATTGAAAAGTTGAATAAGGGGTGATTACAGACGATAAAAATTTCACTATGTCGGCATCTTCTTTAGAGACGACTTTTAAATCTAACAGATTTTCATAATCAATGTTAAATTCTTCTGGCGCTAGTGATCTTTTTATTCTATCTAAAGGTACAATATGACTGGGCATAGTTTCTCCGTAAAAAAATATCTTGTTTGTTAGACAAGATATTTATGTTAGGAAAATTTTTGAAAGTTAGATTCTGACTACAAAGTCACCATGTCTACTTGTACCAAATTGTGGATATTTGGCTATTCCAAATTTAAGGTCGGCTATTTCAGCTGCTTCTTCTATAGAAGAGCAAGCGTCAATATCTCTAATATGTCTTTGTTGTCGGCCTAGGAGATTTCCAACGTTTGCATGATATTCTGCGGCACTTCTTTTGATTTTATCTGCTAGAATAGAAACAGTGATTCCCCGTGCCTTGGCAATTTCTTCAATGAGTATGCCACGGCCTTCTTCGGCTTCTTTTAGTTGTTGAGGCCATGTGCTCATTTCAAAAGCGTTTATGTGTGTTTGAAGCTCTAGATAGCGTTGGTAAAAAATATCTTCGACACGCACACGCATCACTGTTTTCATGTATTCTAATACTCCGGCAGCTTCTTCTTCGGTATATGGTCTTGTGATCTTTAACGGATCTTTAAGCTGATATTTTGAAGCATGTATTTCGCCTGTGTCCCTATCTTGATATCCTCGGAATTCTGGACGACCAAAATAATTATACCAACGAGCAACATCTTCCGGAATTATTCTAGGACGACCTTGTTCCCAGTTTATCCAATCGAGGTTGCTGACCTGGACCAGCGTGAACCCCGCGAAATTGTCTATGACTGTGTGTCTTGGATCTACTGATTCGTGATATTTTTTATAGATTACGTACATGATTTTCCTTAAGATCTGCGAGATCCCGAGTCACCAGATGACATAGCGCGATCTGAACCGCCTAGCCATGTACTCGAAGTGTTGGTATAATTCTGTTTCCAGAACCAGTTGTTTTGACAAGCAGAACCGCAACAGCCCATGCCGTATCCCCAATCTTGTCCTTCTACAAAATTAGTTTCTCCGCAGGTTTGAGGTTTGTTGGTCCAGTTGTTCTGTAGAGTTTCTGCTGCATAATTGTGTCTAGTGTAGGTATAAGAACTGTTGCCGCCATCTTCGACAAACGCAAAACCTTGTTTAGTACCCATCGATTTACTATGTGCTTGATCACTGCCCGGTGGTCTACCGCTGGGCATACTTGAGGTCACTTCGTCGGAAAATCTAATACGATAAGCACCAAATGCATCATAACCGTATGAGTCGCTTTCCCAAGCGTTTCCGTAATTGGATGAGCTGAGTCCGCTGGCGTTAACATATGAGATGGTGTTGTTTGACATGTTATGTCTAACGTTGGTACCTTCGCTACCACCAATTACATAGTTGGCCACAACACCTGTGTAAGCACCGTGATTGCTCATCACGCCTGTGTCGTCTTTGGTGCGTCCCATGTCTCCGTTGTTGAATCCGGATTCACTGAACATGTTAAATCCCGAATAGGCAGAATATGCTCCTAGACCGTCACCAGTTCCGTACACCCATAGTCCTGTGTCACTCCACGCACCGCCAACGTATCCTGCACGGTTGTTTAACCTATCTCCGATTGTGAAATAAGCATCGCTAGACACCGTGACTCTGTGCGCAGCGTACCAAGGTGTTGACGCTGAATATCCACCAACCACATAGCCAAAGGCATAGACCTGTCTATAATAATAACTGTTGGTAGCACGTATGCTAAATGCTCTATCTGCTGAACCTAGTCCGTCAGTGGCTGTGGCTCTTAATGTATAACTGAAATCTTGCTGCCAGGCAGCACTAAGTGTGGCCCAGTTTATGGTTCCAGACACAGTGCCGTTGGAGGCCAGGCTCATACCTGCGGGGATCGCTCCACTGACTAAAGATACCGTGACTCCGGTAGGATCTGTGGCTGTGTGAGCATAACTCGCAGCTGACATAGTAGCAGTGGTTCCTACCAATCCAGCGGCTGTTGACCATGTGGGATCTGGGTCTATTGTGCCTGCGGCTGACAGTGTTGAGCTAGCTCCCGGACCGTTGGCAACTATTATATCAAATGATTGACTGGCAGTAAACGGTACTGCGGTGGCATTTGTGGAAAAAGTCAATTGGGTGCTGTTAACATAGGTAGTGGCCATTGCTCTGGGAACGCCGCCGGTTGCGGCTCCGCTTACAGACACTGTTGCCAGTGATAAGAATCTAGCTCCGTTGACCGTGACCGTTGTTGTTGTGTCTACGTTTATGGTACCAGATATGCTGGTAACCGAAGGTGGAGGTAATCCTCCAAATCTAGCTGCTATCAGACCACTGGTTAGGGCATTTCTAAAAGGCATATTCTTTTATCCTTATGCGAATGGTGCAAGATTTCCTACACAATAATTTACACCCCCAACTCTGAACAATGAGAATGAGGCAATGTCTATGAGATTAACAGACGGAGTTGGTGTAAGGTTATTGGCCCATCTCAAGGTAACTGCTGATCCATTTATTTGAACTGCACTAGGAAGTCTTCCTGTTCCACCTTGCACTAAAACCAGTGTAAAGTTAACGTTTCTATTATCTGTAGTAGGAACATTGGTAAAGTTTGCAGTAAAGTTTGCGGATATGCCAGTATGCCAAAAGATTTGTGATGTTAAGTAATCATGTGCTACAGTACCTGTAGCAGAAGTTAATACAGCAATCTTTTCAGTGATGGTGTTAATACCATCTGTTCCCACTGTAAATCCAGTAGCACTAGTAGTACCAACAACGGTTAATCCTGTGCTGCTAAATGTTCCTCTTGTGGTATTATTAGGAACTTCAAACAAAACGCTACCGGTTCCATTGGGACTGAACAGCAGGTTTGCGTTGGTTTGCGTTGGAGATAATTCCGATCCAACAATTACTGTTGCTCCTAGATTTGACGAGCCCCCAACGCCCGCGGATATTCTTCTTCCCATGTTAATTCCTTATTATAATGTTGATGTTTCGATGCCCATTACCACAGCATTGACACTGGTTAGACTAGACCTAACTACTATATATTTTCCGCCGATGCTGCCTGCTTGTTGATTGTTATCCATCACGATACCTGTTCTTTCTAATACACCCTTAGCTAGAAGATCTGTATCGTATTCTATGTACTCTGATGCTGATGGTGTAGCGGATGTACTCACAGCAATTCTTACTGTAGCTGTAGTAGCTCCTCTATTACACAAAGACACTGTTACTACTGAAAAAGTGTCTGTAGGACACGTATAGACTGTGGTGTCTGTAGTTGCTGCTAGGTCTGCGACCCCTAATCTTCCTGTTGCCATGTTTTATTTCTCCATTATGTTAAAAAGTATTGGAATGAAAGTGGAATGCCTTCTATTCCGCTTTGGAAGTTTAATACCGCTCTCACGTTGATCTGACCTCCAGTAGTTGTACTTATCGTATTGCCCGATATAAGTATCGATCCTGCGATCAGTGTATTTACGTTCAGTGACGCACCACCTCCTCCGATCTGTGAACTAATATAAGATTTAATAGCTCTCTGGGTAGGCACAATATCGTCTGAATTTTCAGTGAAGAACGGATCTGTTGAAAATTCACGGATAGTAGCTGAGCCGCCACCTAGTGCCACTGCACCTAGAGTCAGTTCATTCAATCCTGCGATGTTAAATGCGTCAGCATTTAATGTAGCTACACCAGTGCTTTGTTGAATAGTAAACAAATCACCAACACGGAAATTACCATCTTGGTCCGTTGATGTAAAGAATACACGACCGCCACCGGATTCAACAGTTTCGTTGGCCTGTATCGGATTATAAATCGGATTGTCTGGATAATTTGACGATACAAATCCTCCGGTTCCTACATTTAAGAAATCGTGTCCAGTTAATCTAGCTTGGCTATATTGTATTCTAAGAGTGGCTGTTGATTCGTGTGTGAGCTCTTCGCTTAACGATACTTCTGGACTTATCTGTAAGAATGCTGTGTATGCACCATCATATTCACCTACAAAACTGTTTGTTTGTACCAGTTTGAAATAGCGTCCAGGAATACTAGAGAACTCAATGTTAGCACCTGCTAACGGAAGCGCACTAATTCGTTTTACTCCGATGAATGATCCGCTTTGGAAGAAATCAGCGTAGCCGTCTCCAAACACTGTGGCTGTAGCAGCTGAGTATCCTGTGCCTCTATTAGTGAATGTAGGATTAGCCAATGCTCCGTTTCCGTATCTTACGGTGAAAGGCGCAGGATAGATCACATTAGGATCAGTGATAGTTAATGTAGGTGCAGCTGCATATGCTGAGCCTGGTTCTATGATGGCAGTTGAAAATATCTTTCCGTCTGCAACTGCACATCTAGCTTTGGTTTTAGCACCAGTTACTACTTTGCTGGCGGCTGTTGCACTGTTAGATATAGTGATCCACATAGGAGATCTATTTGGGTTTCCAAAAGCAATACCTATGTTAGACTGAGCTGTGCTATATAAAGCTCTTTCGCGCCATACAATACCGTCTTCTGAAGTGACTATACTAACATCTGTGTCATTTGTGACCGCAACAAACAGGCCTTGACCGTATGCTACTCTATACCAACCCTGCGTGACTCCTAGGGAAGCTGCTGTCCATGTAGTTCCATTTAAGCTGTATGCGGCTACTTGTCCGCTGGTATTAGATACTGCTACCCAGCGTCCGTTGCCCCAAGTTACTGAATTCCAGTTGGAACTAGATGGTAATGTTCTTGCAGTCCAGGTTAATCCGCCATCTGCTGAACTGGCTGCAACAGTACCGCCACTAGCCACTGCTACCCATAATCCCATTCCGTATGCAATGCTCTTCCAGTTAGCTGAGGCCATTGCTCCGCCATTGCTCCAAGACACTCCTCCGTCAACGGAGAACACGCTCAACGATGCGCTGGTATCAGATACTGCCACCCAACGGCCGCCGGCGTATGCTACGCTAGACCACGCAGATGAAGAACTTATAGCCCCGCCGGATGTCCAAGTAACTCCGCCGTCATTGGAATAAGCTGTGGCTGTTCCACCGGAAGAGATAGCTACTATGTGTGTTTTTACCAGTCTAGCAGTACCTGTTCCTACACCAGCACCTGTGGCCACAAAATATGTTCCGACTGTGCTGTTAGTAGAGCCAATTAACGTGTAATTGGTGTTGCCTGCTGTGACAATTTCATAGGCTTGACCAGTAACAAAAGCCCCAGCAGTGGTAAGGTCGGTTCTACTTCCGCCTGCTAGACTAGACCAAGTTGCCGACGGCAGTGTTGACGTTGACCAAGTAACTCCATCTATAGAATAGCCGCCAGCAGTAGTGCTGGATATCGCAACAAAATTGCCGCCACGGCCTTCGCCATTTTGTTCATAGGCCTGTACAGCACCTGTGGTTGAATTTACTGCGGTAATTATCAGCGTTAAATCATTTGCAGGTGTTGCGCCGCCGAGGCTGGTGCCGGCTATGGTCAGTGTGTTTAGTCGTGTATATCCTGTACCACCGCTTAACTGGATTACTGTATAACCTTTTCCATCTTTCAAAACGTCAAATCTTGCACCTGTTCCTGATCCGCCGGTTGGTGATAGATTGTTGAAAAATTGTTTGGTTTCTATGTATTTGATATCTACCCAAGCTGATGCGCTCGGTAAGGTAGCAGCAACAGCAGTATATCCTGGCTCAGTGAAACTTAAACGAGGTGTAATTTCATAGGTAGTAGACGCATCCGGAGATACAATAGTAGTTCCTGGAACTACATGATCCCATCCTAGTTCATCAAGAGTCATGCTTCCAGCAGCAGTGGACAGACTTACAGCAGATCCACCTTGGGTTGTACTAACTGTAAAGGTAGTACCACTATTAATTGTAATAACGTAATAGGTGGTAGTCAACGACAATCCGCCTAGTGCAGTACCACTGAAAGCCACTAGTTGATTAACTCTCAGCGTTGCTGTGCTACTAACTGTGATTAGATTGGTACTTGTGGTGGTAGCCGTACAGGTCAATGTATCGAACCAAGGTTTGCCAATCTTGGCAATTTTACTACCGCTGTTATATGTCAGTATCTTTGCTATCTGTCCAACAGCTGTGCCGCCATCGAGATAAACTAACATACCTGGAAAGGCTGTGCTTAAATTTCCATCTGTGGCAGCTATTGTCAACGTTGTTGCTGAACCTGCCTGCGCTGTATTAGCCGCAGTTACAAATCCTGTTCCGCCAAAATCATTTTCTCCAGACGAGTCTGCTAGGTCGGTTAGTCTTACTTGATAGACTGCTCCATCTCGAAGTTCGTCGGCCACTACGGCAGCGTTTAATCCAGAACCGTTGATGTTTATGGTTGTACCTTGGCTAGTGTACATAGATCCAGCATGACTGAATTCTAGATTGTATACTGTGGATCCGCTTACGTAGGCTGCGCCCACTTGTGCTTCGAATGATCGATTATTGATCACTGCGGTAACTGGAGTTTCTGTACTATCTATACCTTCTGCCACTGCTCCAAATTCGCCGTATGAGTTGTTGCCGTTGGTAGCACGGATTTTACCGCCGTTTTCTGCAAGATATCCAACGTGTGAATAATATGAGAACACAGAAACAAGTTCTGCTCTGCCGTTGTTAGTGATCCATGCGCCGATACCATCACTGATTAGCTGTGTGAAATCGTTTGATACTATGGATTTATTTCCACCATCGTGTAATGCGCCGTCAATTTTCTGACCAATTGCTGCATTACCAAACGTAGCTACGTTTTGTACATAGCATGATCTGCTTATTATCCAAGCGTTGAAGTCAGCTGTGCCCCATCCTGGGTCAAGAGAAACATATGCTCCTGCTGTGGTTCTTGAAGTTCCATATGCATTGGCTGGTGTTAGTTGACCTTGTAGATCTCGCAGAGTCATATTTCTAACGCCGGTGCCGTTACGTACCAAGAACATGTTTTCTTCAGCACAGCCTGTAACAGCGTTGGCATAGTATAATGCCACATATCTTGATTTATAATTTCCGGGCCATTGCAGATCATATTTCAACGCATCGATATATGTGTCAATGTCTCGCTGACACAAGCTGCTACTGTAATAAAGTTTAACTGTCATGCTTCCAGACGCTGTGGTTAAGGTTAATGCAGAAGTAGCATTTCTAGTAGTAGCAATCTTAAATGTGGTCGCACTTACAATATTCTGTACATAATACACAGTGCCGGCAGTGATTCCACCAAATGTAGTTCCGCTGAATACGACAGCAGTGTTTCTCTTCAACCAGCTGGTGCTAGCAACAGTTACTATATTTGTGGTCACAGTAGTATTAGTAGCAGTAGCCGTAAATGTATTATTAATATAGGCTGTGGCTTCAGCTTTGATAAAGTTACGATTTCTTTCTAACTGAAGTCTAGCATAGTCACGATTGCGTTCGTTGGTCTGACAGACAGATCCTTCGTTGGTTGCACCGTAAATTACATTGTCTATGATCACAGCCAACGCAGTAATTCTAGACTGAGCTGTTGCATTGCCTCCTACGTTTGCGTTTGCAAGTGTTAGTGCATATTGTATCGCATTTCTAGTAACAGTTTTTTGATTCAATGTATAAACTTCTGTAGCTGTGGGTCTCAAATAGGACAGCGCAGCAATAACTGTTTGGAAGTTGCTGTTAAGCTGAAAATCGTAACCTACTGCTTTTAATATTATACCGATGTCTCTGGAACATTTGGCAGAATCGTAGACTAATGTTGGATAAGTGGTGTTAATATAAGATATTGTAGTTGAACGTATGGTTGCTGCTGCTGCATTTAATGTGCTGTATGCACTGATCAGTGCAGTTGTTGAGCTTACTCCGTTAGTCGCTGCTGGATCACTCAACGTTACCGTAGTTCCTACTGCTGTTGGTCCCACATCTACTATGCTAATTAAATTATCTAAATTGTTACCAATGAATGTGGCTGAACCAGCTGAACCAGCAGTATCTCTATACTGAGGTATTACTGTTTGTAATTCTGTAACATCAGTATCAACTGCTACCTGAGTCAGGAGCGTTTTTAGGTAAGCCAATGACGCCAGTGTTGCAGCTTTGATGACGTCAGCAACCTGTGGTTCTGTATTGTCGTCGCCGTCGTAGTATGCCAGCCCTGTCTTCACAGTCATGGCGTTGCCACCATAGGTTAAATCATAGACTATTGCATCAACAATATATCCAATGTCTCTTCTGGTCAATGTATGCTGATATCTTAAATTAGTAGTAATAGACACACTACCAACAGTCTGACTTTGGTTAACAGTATAAGTTCCTGTTCCGCCTGCGGTACCGGTCAGTTGTGCAGTGATTCTAGTACCATTGACGATGCCCTGTCCTGTGACATTTTGTCCAATAAAGATTCTTCCACTAGCAACTGCTGTAACAGTTAGCGTACTGCCAGTAATTGATCCTGTTATGCTGGCATCGCTGAAATAAGAAATAATTTCTTCTTGGAAAAACTTTTTATTTTCGCTGATTAATTTTCTAGCATCTCCGTATCCGATAAGATAAGAAGCATTATATCCAGTTGGATCAGTGGTATAGGAAATGTGCTTGGTATTCAACTTGGAATCGGTCTGGTGTTTCATAACCTGTACAAGCTGTTCTACCGCGGTTTCTTCTAGGGTGCCGCCAAACGGTGCCGCAATGTCTTGACTAGCAGTATTTCCGCTGGTAGGTGTAACTGTGGCACCTTTGACAATGTCTCCGATAACTCCAGTTAAATGATCAAACGCTCTTACAGAATAATAGCTATCAGTGATATCAACAACACTGCCTTCTGGTTTTACTATTGTTGTTCTTACTTCCTCTCCAAGCACAGCAGTTTCTGCTGGAACTATTATTGGTAAAACTTCAGTATATGTGCCTGCTTTGACTTTGATCACATAATTAGGTATATATCTTGCCGGAATGTCATCAGAATTGCCAGCAGTTATTGCATCTGTTACAATTTCAACTAGACTGGTTATAGTTGTTAACGCACCAGTTTCTGCTACTATGTCTGTGTCAATAAATTGAGCAACAACAGTGGTAGAATTATCTCCGTTTAAAACTTGATAGTTAACGGTAGGAGTTTGATTAGATAAAATCTTGTTTATCAATGTTAACATGTATGCGTATGCTGCAACACTTTCTTCTTTTTCAGCAGAGAGAGTGGCATAAGGAACATCTTCTGAAGCTGCAGAAAATTCTCCTGGATCTCCAAGGCCGCCAACAAAGGCCAAAGCTGCGGAACGCATTTTTAAATTGCCGCCGTGGGTAAGATCATGTATTAATCTATCTATGATAAGTCCCACATCGCGTTCACACTTGTATTCATCATAATCAAATACTAAATTTATACTTAAGCCTGTGCCATTAGTAAAACTTGAAATTGCTGTGCCGTTCAATGTCAGCGACAATTGAAACGCGGTAGCGGTCAACCCTGTTGAAATTACATAATAATCACGTTCTGCAACTACACCATTAGCAGTTGTTTTAGCTCTCAATGTTCTACCTGCTACTAGTCCGTGGGCAGTAGCAGTATTCAGTGTGTTGGTAGTAGTTATAGAACTTACTGTAACTTTACTGAATGGTGTTAAATTATTATCAATCTGATATTGAATCCACTCTGTGACTTCTTTTTGTATGAATACTCTGTTCATTTCTAACAGACGTGCAGAATTAGGATTAGCTGCACCTTTGAGTATCTGTTCGCAGGCATATCTAATAGACGCCCAAGGCTTGTCAATAGAAACGCCCCATATAGGTGCTGGCAAATCTGCCCCGGTTGTTCCTACATAAAAAGTAAAATCTGAAAAACCGTAGGTTTTCCAAAATGGTTCATCTTGTGTGTTTACAGTTAGTACTTGGCCTTCTATTCCAATAGGTAGTCTTGTAGGACCGGCTCCACCGTAGTATATCATATCTCCCTGCGTAGTCAACACATCATCTTCAGCACCGATGGCTATTACGTTCCAATATGTTCCTGTAGTGTCCAAATCTGGACGGCTAAGACTTCGGCCGCCGCCTTCTACACCGATTGTAGATCCGTCATCGCCTTCTGACCTATGCTTGAGTATACAAATATAAGAATTAGAGCCAAGTTTTACAGCATCGTTTACATCAAATTCTGTATCGTCGGTCCAATTACCTCTCCATTTAATACCGCCTGCTAACTCTGCCCACTTAGTGGTATTAGTAGGATGGAAGGCAGCTATTGCTGTCATTGTTCCTGAGGCGGTAGTTGGTATTACAACAGTACCTCCAGGGGTTTCACTGATTGTAAATTGTGTTGCGCTGTCAACTGTTTTTACATAATACACAGCTCCGATATTTGTATCTCCGAAACTAGTTCCGGAAAACACTAGGCTCATATTCACTGCCAAGTTAGCAGTGCTAGACGTTGTGTATCGATTTGTTGAAGCCGAAGATGCTGTCACGGTCATAGACACGGATGGAGAATCAGCAATGGCTAGGTATGTGGTATTGTTAACCAACACCACTCCGCCAACTAGATACGAGGTACTTCTTGACCATGTGCTCTGAAAGATCAATCCCTCAGTTACTTTGTCCCAATCGCTGGCGTTAGTAGTTGGATTAGCCGCAGTATTGAAGCTCTTGGCTACATAGATAAATCCACCGTAGTTTACAATGTCACCGGGCTGATAAGATGAGCCGCTGGACCATGCTCCTTCAAACTCTGTGCCTTCTACAAATTCTGCCCAGTTGCCACTGGCAAATGTGGCAGAAGAAGTATGGTATGTAGTACAGATATAAACTTTTGCTCCGTACTTGACAAGATCATTTATTTTATATCTAATCGTGCTCGGGCTCCATAGCCCTTTATAATCCAAGCCTCGGTTAACGACCTGCCAATTTGCAGTGTCATTTTCGAGTCCCAATGTAGTTGTGGCTGAAGATGTGTGGCCTATGCTACATCTATAAACAAAGCCTCCGTAACTTACAGTATCACCAACTTGATATCTTGTTGATACAGCCCACTCGCTTTCCCAATTAAACCCTTCTGCAAAAGTATTCCAGCTGGCCGAATTGGCTTCAAGTCCAGATGCTGCTGTCGCGGCCGATGTGTGATTGTCTACACATACAAAGACATTGCCTCCATATACAACTAGATCACCTTCTTTATATAACTGACTGGTATTCCAATCGCCTTTCCACTCTTGTCCGCTGGACATCTTATTCCATTTTGTGGGAGAATTAGATAAATCAGTATCAAAATCTGCAGCACTCGTATGGCCTACAACACAGATATAGGTATTTCCGCCATATCTGATAACATCATCTACATAGTAAACCGTAGAAGTGCTCCACGAGTTCTTCCATACAAATTTTATTCTTCCTAGTTTAAATTCAGCCATTGATCACTCCAAATTTTGTAATCTCAACATATTTATACAAAAAAAACATTATCAATCATCCTTAAAAGATTTAAAAAACATGAGTTGTGCTAAGTATCGACCGGCGACTCCAGCAAATGGTCCACGAACTACTACTCTATATGGAACATTTATTCTAGCTGAAGTTGTAGTGTCAAATCTTTGCGGACCCACTATAACCACACCTGCAGTGAGTTGACCTGTACTAACTTCACTACCGCCCAGAGTCAATCTTCTCTGTAAATATGATTTGATTGCTCTCTGTGTTGGTATCACATTGTTACTGTCAGCAGTAAACAGTGGGTCTGTACTAAATTCTCTAATTACTGTACCAGAGCCGCCTAATCTAACACCACCTAGTGCCAATTCTGATAGTCCATTTAGGTCGAAGAAATCCGCACTGATCGTAACTATACCTGCGGCCTGTTCTACCTGGAATAATTCTCCTACTCGGAAGTTACCGTCCTGGTCGGAACTGGTGTAGAAAACCCTACCACCATTTTCGTCTACTACTTCGTTTTCTGGGGAGAAAAATGTTCTATCAACAATTGGATAGTTGGATGCTGTGAGGCTTCCTACGCCGATGTCTAGGAAATCATGACCGGTTAGCCGTACTTGGCTGAATTGCTCTCTAATCACCAATGGTGCATTATGGGGTACGCTATCTATGATTTCTAATTCAGGTGCTACTTGGAACCTGGCACTAAGATTTCCTGCTACACCACCACTTTCTACAACAAAAACTATGGTGTATAAAGTTTCTGATCCGTTGATATATAAGTTCGAACCTGTTTTTGGATATCGTTGCAGTCCTTTCGCATACAGATATTTGCCCACTGGAATAATATCTGCAAATCCGTCACCTAAAATTTCTACACTTGTTGTGGAAGTTCTATATCCAGTTCCTCTAGTTATAAATGTTGGTTGAGCCAGTACTCCGTTTCCTAATCTACAATCTACACTTACATTAGAAGTATTGCCTGGATCTGTAACAGTCATCGACGGAGCAGTGACATACCCAGAACCAGGTTCCCAAATCCTTACAGTACCAATTCTTCCACTTGCAATAACTACTCTTCCTTTGGCTCTACAACCAGTGATAATTTTGTTGTACACATCTGTGTTTCTGGCTACAGCAATCCACTGTGGATTATTTCCTGGATTACCAAATGCCACCGATCTCCATTCTCTTGCAGAATTAAGAGATCTAGAAGTCCATACTATGCCATCTTCAGATGTGATACAGAATGTCGAAGGAGCAGCTGTAACATCGGCGCCGACGGTTCTAGCGCCTGTGTCGCCAATAGCAAAAAATACACCTTGACCATATTTAAGATCATACCATTGATGAGAAGTTGAACCATCTTGGCTAGGTAAAGTGACAGCATACCATGTTAGTCCGTCTAGGCTATAAGCAGCTGCATTCTGTTGTTCGGATATGGCCACGAATCTGTTGTTACCGTATGCAAGACCAGTCCATTGGCCTATAGTCGAGTCTGCTTGCACTAGCACCTGGGTCCAGGTCACTCCGTTGTCAGTCGAAACTGCGGCAACGTTGGTGTTTTTACACAATGCCACAAATGTGTTTCTGCCATAGACAATATTAGTCCAGTCACCTATGGTAGAGTCTGCTATGAAATCTGGGAATGTATCTTCGGTCCAAGTTGTGCCGTTGGTAGAATATATATAGGTATTTCCGGTTGATGCTATAGCAATCCACTTGCTGTCACCGTAGGCAATGTCTGTCCAAGTTCTAGAAACTGGTAGAGTTATAGTGGTCCAGGTTTCGAGGTCTAACGAATATCCGCCTACGCTGGTTCCTGGACGAACTGCTACCCATCTGTTATTGCCGGGGCTTAACAGCCAAGCTGTAGATCCAGTCCCGCCATTTGGCATAGCATTATTCGCCCAATTAGTGCCGTCTCTGCTCCAAGACACTATATTTTGTGCTAGAGCGGTGACAGCAAATTTACCACCGTATGCTGTTCCAGCAAAACTAAATGATGCTACAGAATTTGTGCTGTCATCAGAGATAGTCGATACGGTGATTGTAATATCATTAGTTGGTGTGGCTCCTCCCAGGTTGGCTCCTGATAGAGTAATTTCATCTCCAATTTGATATCCAGCTCCCGCATTATTAATAGTTACTGCATAGGTTGAGCCTGTTTTTACAACATTGAATGTTGCTTCATCGGGCGGTATGCCTATGGTTGTGCCTGTTCCTAATTCACCAGACACTCCAGCATAGGTTTCTGTGGTCGAACCAAAAATTATTTTATCGTAATCAAGCACTGAACCAAACTGTGATCCTGTGGCTGCAAATCCCGGATGAGAAAATTCTATCCTTGGTTCTATTCTATATTGAGTAGTGGTGTCTAGTGTAGCTATTGAATGGGTTCCGGCAATAACGTGGTCCCATCCTGGTTGTCCGTCGCTTTCTCTCGAAACAGTGGCTATTAGAGTTGAACCTAGACTGTTATCATCATATGCTGTGATATATCCATACTGTCCTGTGCCGGTTCCGCTGACTATGGTAATTCTAGTACCTAGATAATCTGCTTGTAAATTATCATCAGCGGCTGCTAATGTTATAGAAGTTGTATTACCGGCTTGTGCATTGTTACCAACTATTAAGTAACCGCCGCCGCCCGGTGCAGTAGAATCTCCTTCGTCTAATATTCTAACTTCAAATACTGCATCATCTCTAAATTCGTCTTGTACAAGCTGAACTCCGGCGCCCGACGATACAATGGTATAAGTTGCGTTGGTATAATTTTGTCCTGCATTATTAAATTCGAACAATATAATTTCATCTTGATTGTACACTTCTCCTGCAAATGCATTGCCCACTACGGCTTCTTGGGTTCGATTGTCTACAGTTGCAGTTAATGGAGTTTCTTCGTCTGATACTCCACTGGCTACTGCTCCGTGTCTACCGTAAGAATTATTACCGTTGGTGCCTCGAATAATTCCTCCATTTTCTGCAAGATAACCAATATGACAGTAATAACTAAACACTGAAACTAATTCAGCTCGGCCTTGATTGCTTACCCATGCTCCGATGCCGTCACTTAACACAGTGGTGAAGTCATTAGAAACTATTGACTTATTGCCGCCATTATGAAGGTCTCCGTCAATTTTTTGTCCTACACATCCGGTTCCAAACAACGTTATGTTTTGTACATAAGGCGATCTTGAAGTGATCCAAACACGCTCATCAGTTGGGCCCCAACCTGGATCAAGAGAAACATATGCACCTGCTGTGGGTCTACGAATAATTTCAACCACATTGGTTTCTGCAACACCTGTTCCTGTGCCCGGCCCTGTAGCTTCAAAAACCAAACCAATTTCATTTCTAACTGCACCTACCGGTACGAAGTCTGTAGTACCTAAAGATAGAATAGTATATGATTGTCCTATAACAAAAGTTCCTGCTGTTACTGGTACTTCGTCAGGAGTCAATGTTCCATTTAATCCTTTAAATGTAAAGTTTTTAATATTCACTGAATCTCTTACCAAGAACATATCTTCTAGTTCTGATCCGGTCACAGCATTATAATAATACCTTGCAGATAAAATAGATTTATAATTGCCGGTATAGACTATGTCATATTGCCATGCGCTGATGTATCGGCGCATATCTCTCTTGCAGAGATCTGGATCAAACACATAAGAAGGAAAACCAGCAGCAACAAAAGCTGTGGCTTCGGCAGCTATAAATTCCGTATTGGCAGCTAAGATCCTATATGCGTTGAATTGTGCTGTTAAGGCAGAACGTGTGTTTGTGCTATAGACTGCTGGATCAGCAGCTGATCCGTCGACTCTATAATCTATGTAATCTATAATATCATCTATAAGAAATTTAATCTGTGATGAAGCTGTATTAGTTCCCGGATCTAGATTACGTACTTGAGATACTGTGTTTCCAGCAGTAGGTGTAATTGCAACATTTAAAATCAAATCATCCATTAAATTTTTAATGTGTGTTAATACTGCTTTTGTATAAGGTATATCATTGACCAAAGCAGCTATAGGAGGAGAAGCTACTATCACTGACGATCTTAATTCACTGCCTTCCAACGATACATTGGCTGGAACTATTATAGGTAAAATTTCACTGTAATATCCAGCTGCTATATTGATAACAGAGTACGATCCTGCATTTTCGCAGGCGTATCTTACAGTTTTCCAAGGATATTCTGGATTTAACCCGTTGCCAGGAATATCTTCACCGAGCGGGTCAACATAATAATTTCTAGCAATTCGACCCCATTCTCCCCAATGAACGCTGTTTCCTAGATCTTTTATCGTAATGGCGTTACCCATATTAAGATTGTCGTAACAATAGTAGAACAGTGTCTTTGGAGTGTTTTCTGTAATTGTGATGGAGATTGTTCTTCTAACAGCATTTGATCTCTGTGTAGATCCAACCCAAGTTAATCTGTCAACCACAGTATTGTCTAATCTATAAACAACGTTTTCTTCATAGGCAGCTCTGATTGAGATGCCGCCTTCTGGTGTTAACGCAAACTGCCATGGGCGAAGATTATTCAGATCCGTAGGATCTTCAGGATTCGGTGATTGATCAAATGTGTATGTAGCTCCTACATACATTTCCAACGGAGGTCGAACATTTTTTACATCTCCGTCTAGTACATATTGTTCATTAATATCTGGAGGTAGTGGGTCGGCGTAGCTAACAATCCAAGTATACCCGCCTACAGGCGCACCTTCAGCAGGTGATACTTTTAATAACTGTCTGTCCTCACCTATAGATATTTTATTATTTTGTAGAGTACTGCCATCAAGACTCTTATCCTTGATTAATAGGTCGCCTTTTTGTGATATTGCACTTATAGCAGATCCTTGCAGAACTATTTCCCAGTAAGGAGTTGACAGACTTCCACTGTCTGGGTAACTATAATCTTCGGAAACATGAGAAACAATACAACGATATGTATTACCGTTAAATGTAACATAATCATTGAGTCCATAATCAGTTGCTAGTGTCCAGAAATTTTTCCAACCAACTGCAGGAACAAGCAAACTCCAACGCTGTGTTCCTAGAGTAGAGCCGTCTGAAGCAGCCGTGTCTGATGGTTCAACAGCTGTGCTATCTTTTAATGCTCTGTATACGTTGCCGCCTCGTATGGCTAAATCTCCAGGAGCATACGACGAAGTGTTGCTCCAGGTGCCTCGGAAAAATACAGATTCTAAAACTAAATCCCAAGCAACACTGTCGACATCTGGACTAATGCCGTCATTTAATGTTTTAGCCACATACAAATTACCACCGTGACGAACAATGTCGTTGGGCACATATGATGTCAAACTACCCCACTGACCTATAAATTTCTGTCCTGGAGCAAAAATATCCCATTCATTCTCAGTGAAGCCGCCGTCATGTGCTAGGGTACAAATCCATATATTGCTGCCATAATTTACTAGATCATTTAATTTGTATCTGGTATAACTTACCCATGCTCCTCTATACTCAACATTTTCAAATATAGATTCCCAATAACTAAATGCTAGATCAGTTTCAAATCTAGCTCCAGAAGAATGTTCAGTCGCACAACGATATAGAATTCCGCCGTGTACTACTACATCACCAACTCGATATATAGTACCAAATAGCCAATCTCCTATGAGATTGAATCCAGAAACATAGTTTTGCCAATCACTAGAATTTATTCCTCGTCTAATGCCAGAAGTATGGGCAGTAGTGCATCTCCAAACATTTCCGCCATCAACAACCAAGTCATTAAGTGAATAAAATGTTGTACCAGTCCACGGACCTCTCCAGTTGTACCCGTCTAACATTTCTGTCCACGCTGGTTGTGCTACTGTTTGGCCAGGGGGAATATAATTGATGTCTACATAAATGTTTGTACTAGCTGAAGTGTGCTGTCTAATGCAGACATATACTTTGCCGCCATAACGCACTACATCATCTCGATTGTATGCGGTAGAGACGCCCCACTGGTTTCTCCAGTTATATCTAAATCTGTTTAATTTAAATTCTGCCATTTTTTTCTTTTATCCTTCTGCTGAAATGCCAACAGGATATGTATATCCTCTATTAATTCTAATTACCAACTGTCCTTGACTATCGACATAGAAGAACAAAGATCTATTATCCCATTTATATTGAGGATACTTCATGTTTTCGTACAAAATTTCGTGCTCAGAGTCAATTCCGTCAAAATAATCTACCCCGGCTTCAAAATCTTGGAATGTATCTACTAAAGATCCAGGTTGATTGATTACAACATCATCTATGTCTGCTAATTGATCGCTGCGAACAAAAAATAATTCTCCTTGATCGTTGCGGCGTAGTCCGTAAAAATATCTAGGACTATCTCCTAACGATTCTTCTGGACTTGTTCCAATGTAATATGTGCTGGGCATGTCTTATCCTTATGATATCTCGACGTAACTTACTGTAGCGTCAACACTGTCTGCAGTGTTGCTGACTATCCGTAATTCTGTCTCTGCAGGAAGAATTAATTTTTCTCCCTGAGTTATAACTTTTACACTAGTGTTCGGAGGAATTATTAATCCTTTGATATAATGAGTGGCTGTAGTATCTGCACCAACTACTTGTATTCCTACTACTACTGTGTCATATTCTGTGACGTTAGTTAGATTACATCCGATCACTGTGGCTCTAACTCCGGCGCCAATTTCTACCACATCGGTAGGAGTAGTGCCTATCTGTGTTACTAACGAATGTTTAAATAAGGTTGGCATATTTTATCCTAGTGTGAGTGCTATCTGCACTGCAATGTCGTTGGCTTCTGCAACAGACACAGCGCCTGCTGAACCTGCTGGACTTGCCCAGTCTGCTCCGTCCCAAATTTCTAATGCTTTAGAATTGGTATTAAATCTAGTCATCCCCAACACAGCATAAGCAGTTGGTCTAGTGGCATCTGCTCCTACAGGAGGCACAAATCCATTTGTACCTTGTATTTTAAAATAACCTGTTCCTGATTGAACAATCTGAGAGATAGCATTTGAAACCACATTAGTGATTGTGTTATCGACTATTTTAAAATTACCTAATCTTACTCCGCCTGCGCCGTTACCGTCAAGATAGAGATCTTGTCCTGTGGTTGTTGTGATTTCGTTGTCGCGGAACATCAAATTGCCAACATCTAAACTAGGTACGTTAATTGATGTTGTGTATAATGCTCCAGTATACACAGCTCGCCATCTATATGAGGCAGATCCTAAATCATAGATGTTGTCAGTTTCGGGTACTAGGTCACTGCGGATACTAGCGTTAATTACAATATTGTCTGTGAGAGCATCACCAATAGTTATATTTCCACCGATGACCACATTGCCTGTGGCATTTACGTTTCCTGTGACCACAAGATTACCAGTGATATTGGTATCGGCTACGATATTAACTGTGCCAGTGCCGTTAGGGTCAAGCTCTATACTGCTGTTGCTGACCGTGGTTGAAATCGTGCTGCCTTGTAGTTGTAGATCGTCTATCTGCAGTCTTGAGTGGTACACAGTGGCTTCGCCTGCGGCCGCTGCAAAATTTATAGTTGCTGAATCACTGGTTATGGTATTTCCAGTAAAATGAAGATTACCGATGTTTAATTGATTGTCTACTGTGATGTTTGTAGAACGGGTGTGTCCGTTGACATCTAGGTCAACGGTGGGGGTCGCTGTGCGTATCCCGATTCGAGAGTTCACCACATCAAGATAGAGTAAGTCTGTCTCAAAGGCTAAATTCTCACCCGCTCGGAGTAAGTTAGACTTTAAGAGCTGACCGGAAATACGACCGATAGCCATGTGCTCTCCAATTTACCCGGTGTTTCACCGTTAACCAGATTTTCAGCTCATGCTCTTTGTCGGTTTACCACAGTCGGATCCTGCAAAAATGGTCGTTTTTGCAATTAAAAGTATTTATCAATTTTTGGATTTTACCCCAGCATAAGCGTGTATACGTGACCAAGATCTTCCATGATAGGAATATCAACTTCGATGCCGCCACCAGTGCTTACTGCCCACACTGTGCCATCATAACATTCAAGATACTGTTCATCAGTATTCCATCTAGTTTCGCCAACTGCTGGACTGGCTCTTCGATCAATTTCTGGTCCAGCAGGTATTACCATACCGTTGTTGCCTGAAAACACATAGTATCCTATACCAGTAGCAGCAACAGTTAACGGTGTGTTTAACAAGTTTGTGATATCATTGTTTTGCCATTTGGTGTTTTCTATGAATGTTATTCCGGTGTAGGGATTTAGTATGATGTCTTCATTGGATTGAATTGTTGATATTTTGTTAATTGTGCCATCAATAGTTGTTTGATTACTGACTGTGGCAGACAGTGGTATAATGCCGCTTCCGGGCCAAGCACCATTAGTTATGTACTGCCACTCTAGTGTATGTAGATCTGCCCAGCGTCTAGCACTAGAATCACCTGCATCGGCACCCAAAGCAAATGTGAGATCATCTCCTGGTATAATACTCTGTGTGAAATCTGTATTGACTGTAACAGTATCTATGGTTTGATTACCAAAGGTCAGTGTGCCCAGACCTGTAAGATTTCCACTCATAGAAATATTACCACTGACTGCAAGATCTCCAGTAATATTGGTATCAGATCTTAACTCTACCGTGCCTGACCCGTTTGGATCTAACACTATGTTGCTGTTACTTAAACTAGATATGAGATTACCATCTAGAACAAGATTATCTGTAGCAAGTCTATCATGAAAAATTTCGCCACCGCCATTAATATAAACATCAATGCCGCCCACGCTGGTAGAAATAGTGTTAGGAGCATTAAAACGTAAATTGCCTGGAGCAAGTTGTGTGACAGCTGTGAGATCATTGGAGTAGATGTTACTGTTTACATCAAGATCGTATATAGGAGTTGAATCTTTAATTCCAATTCGTTGATTGTTTACATCAAGATATAGTAGATCAGTTTCAAATGCTAGGTCAACACCGGCACGTAACAGGTTGTCTGTTAATACCTGACCACCTATGCGCCCCAATTGACTCATGCTTAGTTGGCGTATCCGTAGTATACAGTTATGTAGACTGGATTACCGCCACCTCCTGTGTTTGGAACTGCTGATGTAAATGTGAGATAATAACCGGCAATACGCACCTTACCCGAGCCTGTAGGAGTTCCGCCGCTTTTTGTGAATACCGTTCCTACTGTGTTTGCACCAGCACCAAATGATGTAAATGTTGTGGTTCCTACTGAAGTAATTACATAACTAGTACCGTTGTTGGCACTGCTCAATGCTGTGGCATTGATTTCAGCACCTGTGCCAGTAGATGAAGGATTCTGATTTATTGTAAAGTTAGTGGAAGAAATCTGCATGACGTTTTCTACTAACACAAGTACATTGTCTGCACTAGCAGCATATGATGGTGCATAGGCAGTGTTTAACGGTCCAAAAATAGTACTAACACCGTCTCCTGGTCCTAGTGTTTGCTTGGTAATAGCAGCAGCAAATGGACTGGCTACTGTGACCCAAGCTCCTCCTACATAGGCTTCTAGTGCAGGAATTGTTGTGTTATATCTGATTGTGCCGTTGGCATCTGTGGGCTGGCGAACACTGGTTAGCTGTGGACGTTGTGCCGTTGTGCCTTTGGGCAGCATCATACCGCCGTTGGCGTTGACTACTACTCTGTTGCCAGGGCCGTTGCCAGCAGGATAATATATCAGCGCACGATCATTGATACTGAACTGCGAAATATTTTTGGTCTTTAAAAATTTCATACCGCTAGAACACTCACGGTAACAGCCAACTTCGCAGCTGATGATGTTCCAACCCAGATAGCATCGCCACTGGCCAACACCATGCGTTCTTCTGAAAAGAACACAGTTTCGCCTGCTGGCACAACTAGACTACTAACTACAAGATTGCCGGGGCCGTAACTCAAACCGCTGCGTACCACATAGATATTTACTGTGACTGAATTAGTTGTTTCGTCTGCGGCATCTGGTGCTGCTGTGTTACACAATGCTATAGTGGTCACAGCATTTTCTCTGCCTGTGACGCCGCCTGCAATTGGTCCACCTGTGGTTGAACTGGTAAAAACTTTTACAGGAACTGTAACACTAGCGGAATCGATCAGTGATAGTGTGCCTTCTGGGTTTTCATAATTTCTTATCATAGTTGTCTCTTAAAATAGCATACTGAATACCAGTGCTTTGTTTTTACTTATCAGCTCGCCGTTTTGTTTAGCTACTTCTGCGTTGTCATTGACGAAATATATGCCTGTAGTGCCAGCACCAGACTCAGCTGCATACAACAGTGTATTATTGGAAACATAACTAGGCACCGTGCCAATTTTCTCAAACTGCATAGCATAGTTGGTTTGCAGTTTACCTGTACCTTGAGTTCTTACATAAATGTTTTCGTTGGTTATACCGGCACGACTTGTGATTTCATTGCGGTCAGGACCGCCGGCGATTTCTAAATCACCGGTCTCAAATCTATTTGTATAAAATTGTCCAACTAAGGCTCCATCGACCACAATCGATACCGCACTTTCTCCGTAGGTTGAATGTGTAGTACTAGATGTAAAATAAGCTAATGAGCCTGGGCCGCCGGGATCTATGGCATCTATTTCTTTATCAGCAATAACAACTTTGGTATCTTGGCTCTGTGGAGCAACGATCTGAAATGTGGGATTATTTTGAATTGCATCGTCAACAAATTTTTTGTTAGGGATATCATCATCGTGTGTGACTTGAGCTTCATAATTATCGGTTCCAAATACCTTTACTACACCGGTACCTGTGCCTATCAGAGTAAGGTCTCCACTGTCAGTGGTTGTGTTGGTTAGTATTTGTTTGAGTCTTAGACTGCTAGCATCAAAGTTAAACGGACCTGGGGCTGTCCCGTGTGCTATTATCCACGCATCAGTGCTTTCATCATAAAGAAAGCTGGCATTGTTCTGCGGTGTTATTGAAGCTGTGCTGCCACGCTCGATTTCAATACCCGAATACCCCAGCGTGACACCTGGACCAACTTCCCCAACGTTCAACGATATAATGTTGTCTTCAATAGATAAGTCAGTGGCACTAACACTGACGGTTTCACCTTCTACTACAAGATTACCAGTGACTCTAACCGAACCGCCACTGGCAACAGGACCGGTGTCAAGTGTTATCTTGGCACCATCGCCTGCTCGAATGTTGTAGTCACCGTTGACTCTAAGAAACTGCCCCATTAGTATATCCTAATTACATTGTTGTTAAAATAAGAATAGTGGTTGATGAGTCATCACTTAATGACCACTTGTAACGAACACTGTTAAAATCTGTAGCAATTCTGTTGGTTAATTCACGTAGTCTAACTTTTTGGCTTCCGTTAATATAACCTACAATAACCATTTCACCTGCTACAATATTTGTAGAGTCATCATACGCTTTATCAACCAATTTACAAATTGCTTCATCACCGTCTTCGGCGTGTTTGACTAAAAATTTACGTGAAGATTTTTGTTTAAGAATATAAACATCGGCTGATGAATCTTCTGTGATTTGATCTTTGTTAGCGAATCCTGCTGCTTCTACTGGAATGTGTGGAGTAGTTGCACTACCTAATACACCAAAATATCTTTTATTAATCGGACGTCCCATTTGTTTCTCCTTGTGTTGACGTTCTAGGTCATACGCGGCGGGTACCGCATAATAAATTCTAGATACTTTATTTATCCGCGGCTCAGCAGACTCATCAGTTCCATTTTTTCCACCGTGGCTAATACTGTGTTGATGGTGTTGATTTCTTGTTGTGCTTTTTCTAAGTAGCTGCGATTTTTGGTCTGTCTGTACATGACCATTATTTTACTGTGTGCAGTAATGTGTTGATTTATTATTTTTTCAATGCGTTGTACATCATGAATAAACATAGGAAAGCGATTGCGCCATGCTGTAAACTGTTCACGAAGTTGTTTAAAATCTTGGTCTGATTCTACTTTCATCCTGATATTTAAGTCAAACAAAAAGGCTCCGAAGAGCCTTTTTGAACTTTCACTATACGTATTACGGATTAAGCAAAACGTAGGTTAGCGGATGTTACAGCAACAGTCGCTAGGTAGTCAGCTGCGTTACCTAGAGAAGAAGCTGTGTTTGTCAACTCAACATAACCATA